GATGATAGGTTTTTCTAGTCCAAAAACTAATCTGAATCGAGGCCAAGATTCAGTTGTAGAGGGAGAGTCATAGGCAAGAGAAAGATATTTTTTGCATACATCAAGCTCTTGTGCTTGCTCCCACGTGAGCTCTTGCTTTTGTATTTTGTTTCCGTCTTTGTCTTTGCCGTCAGCTTGATTATCGATATCGATAATAATCAGACCAGCTTGTATGAGCCCGGTGTTGTCCTTGACTCGCTTCCCTTCTATTAAATGCCAGGCGCAAAGACCTTTACGAAGACCGACCTCATCAGCAATGCCAAGAGCATCGAGCTTTTTGGGTTCCCAATTATTGTTAAAAGATCTGAAGTCACCGCCTGCTTCAATCTTTCCTGTAACAGCGTCTAACGCACTGACTACTTTGCTGTTTACAGAACAAACGAATTGCATGACGTGATTTGATGTCCCACCATTCTGCCCCAAATTTCGGGTTTTAACACCCCTGAAGCAAAGTTTTAAGACTGTGCGGCTGCTGGACGGACTTCGTTAAAGAACTTGTCGACGAGGGCGAGCCACGCGAGTTCGTCTTTTTCGACCTCTGTTTCGCCGAACGTGAATACCTGCGTTTGGTAGTCCTCGATCGGTGTGGACACAATGATCTGTGTCTTATTTATTTTGATGCCCAGGCATGCCTCTGCGGCAAGTTTGTAGGCAGCTAATTGTAATCGCGTCTTCTTTACTTTGAACACCCCCGAGATGAGTGCTTTTTTGGTTTTTTCGTCGACGTTGGATTTCTTGTTCGGGAACCGAGCACTGTATGGACCTGCGCTGGTTTTGAAGTCAGCCAAGACGATCTCTGCATTGTTATCCATGTAGATAAGGTCACAGCAACCGGCGTAACCGTGTTTCGTATTTTCGTCGTAGTAAAAAATTCTTCCTACCCCATCATCACCAACGTACTTAGACCACTTTGGTTGGTTGTAAGGACGCTCAGACCAAAGAACTCGACCACCTTCAAGGAGCTCGTCCATCCGCTCCGGTACGCCTGTCCAAAAAGGAGCGTAAGCCTCAGGCGGTACAACCTTTAGTCCACGGATATGGTTTTCAGTTGCCTCGTGGATCCAAGTTCCCCTAGCAGCGGCAGCATCGGCAGCTCCTGGATTCATGATGTTCCAGTGAGCAAGTTTTTGCTGTGTTTTAGCTGACTGTGTACTACTCAGTATGGAAGTTACTGACGGTAAGTAATCAGGTACTCCAGGGCATTTGTAATGCCTAAGTCCGTTTATAGTTTTACGTGTATCCATGTTTTCTATTTATCCAATACTAGAACTGTGCCAGGCCGTTGCCAGTGTCTTTGTTGTCACTGGCTTCCTCATCGATGAAGAATTCGCTCTTTTGATACTCGAAATCCCTGTTTCTTTGATCGAGCTCGCTGAGCAAGCAACGTCCTGCCGAAAAAGAATCTGCTACTAATTCAGCGGTTTCATCTGCTTCACGAGGTTTGCCAGCGTGGTCTACACACTCTTGAAGTATCTGGCTACTAATTAACAGTGACGCAATTGTATCAAGCTTCTTATTTGTTTCCTGCTGTGCTTCAATCCACTGGGTTAGCAGAAGCTGCAAACGTCCGTTCATTTTTTTATAAAAAAGATTTTGGTCGCTGCCAGCTTACATCGAAATCAATATTTGTCCCCTCATCTTTTTGCTTTGCCTTGTCGAATACCATCCACGCTGAAGTTACTGAGTCTTTTGTTTTGCTTTGATCGGCACGAAATATCGGCCTGGGGTTTAAAACAATAAGGTTGGATAAAGGTTTTTCAGATAAAAAGACTGATCTAGCCCGTGTGGGCTCAAGAAATGTTAAGCGGTCAAGGATAACAAGACCCCGAGAAGCAAGTTGGTAGCCCGGTTCGAGGATCCAATTGATGTTTTCTCGGACGCCTTGGGTAATCGCCAAGGTCCAATCGAACTCAGGGAGGCTCTTCCACCAAGCAGTATCGAGGTGATCGGAATCATCGGTGCTTGTGATGATCGAGTCGAAGTTACCGAGAGACTCTAGTTGTGCTTTGAGTTGTCCGTCTGTATCAAGAGGTAATAAGATCCGACCCGATACGAGATTTCTTTCCGTAATAGGATTAAGAATATTATCCGGTACTCGATAAAAGCTCATGGAAGGAGAAGAACTACTACAGCGCTTACGCGAATATATGACAGTGGAACAGGAGTTTTACCATCATAGATTTATGTCGCGAGCACGTAAGTTAGATAAACCTGAGGATTTAGTTGAAATCATAGACCTGTTACACGCAAACTACTTAGTTCAGAAAAGGCTTTTTACTAATCTTGCAAGAGCTGTTGCTGATTCCGATATGGAGTTACCAGCACTCAAAGACTTACTTGAGAAATAAAAAAGCCGCCTTCCGAAGAAAGCGGCTCAGAGTGTGTGAGTGGCTTTACTTTAGACGGAAAGACCTGCAGCTTTCAAGGCTTCTTTCTGTTCCTTTGTCAGTTCTTTAGGATTGTCCGACGTGGGTTCAGGAGGCGCTGCTTTAGGTTCGCCCGCACCAGGAGGAAGAGCGCTAAGACCTTCCGATTTAGCGCCCTCCAACTGAGGGTTTGCTTCGTCGAAAGCTGCTTTGATTTCAGCATGATCTGTTCCGAGAGGAAGCTCAACCAAATTCGCACCGGAGATATGAGAACGAAGTGCGCTTGATACCAAGTCTCCTCCATCACCTTGAAGCCACTCGTTAATATCTTGGATGAGGGCTTTTTCTTCGTCGTCTTTGGCAGGACGGTCAACAAACTCAAGCACGTTGTAATTAACTTTACCTGTGTCTGCCCCCGTGGTCGGATCAGTTTGAGTAAAGCTTTTTTGAACGAACTTAGTCTGAGTGATTACCTCAGCAACGTTGATTCGGTTGTTGTAGAGCGTTTGAAAATACGAGATAAAGTTTTTCTGACTGCTCTTGCCAGAGATGACAGCAGTTGATACGCATCGACTAGGTAACAGACGATGAGTAGGGTCCACACCAATAAACGCAACCCTGATGAATTCTTGACGGTTTCGCATGCCGAGGTTCCCATAGAAGGGAGTAAACCCGAGCAATACAAATGAAATAGGGATTCCGTTGTCGTTGGAATCTGTGATTGCTTGATCAGGATCCGTGTCCGACTTCCAGCGACGCTGTTGAAGATCGATGCGGAGGGTGTGCGGTGGGACTTGACAAAGAATTTCATCAGCCGCGAATTGTCCAGCGATAAATACCATGATTGATCAGAGAGAAAAGTTGATTGAACCAATAGCCGCTGCAGAGACTTGACCTTTATCGGGGTCAGCTGCTTTTTTGGGCGCGGACTTCGTGCCCTTAGGAAGATACAGAATCTGCTCTACTGCGTAGTTCAAATACTGTTTGTTTTCTTTTTCGCTTGTGCTTACACGACCCACAGCAATCGTGGGCGTCCCATTAGCAAGCTCTGAAAGCTGCTTAGAGTGCTCGTTCCAAGCGGTGAGTTTGAACCAGTTAGTTTCTTTGTCGTCAGGAGCTTGCCAGGCAATCGAACGATTGGTGACGGTTGAGTCGCCGACTTCGTTCTCTTCTGATTTAGGACCAAGACCACCACAAGCCATGAAAGTATTGATGGCAAGGATGTCGCTGAAGTTTTCAGGTGTAACAACCAGCATCGGTTGCATCTGAAGTACGCCATCCGGTGTGGCTTTGGTCGGACCAATCGCAAGAACTTCTTGCTTTTCTTCGAGGTCCTTAAGAAGTTTCCCGACGTAGTGATCTTCTTTTTGGATGAGCTGGACTTTGGTTGAGACGCGCTTATTTGAGGAAGGAAGAGACTCAGCTAAGACGTTGACTTTGCCGTCAGCGCCTTGCGCTTTGTCTGTGATCCTTAGTCCCAGAAGAAAGACGTTCATCTTTGAGGATTCGGTAAATCGTTGAACGGTGTACTTTGAGCGCCTTGGCGATCTGTGGAATACTCACGCCTTGGCTCCGGAATGCTAAGAGCATTTGAAGATCACCGCCACCTAGTTTTGAATTTTTTTCATGTAAGTATTGGTTGTGGTATGGGTTTACACACAATGGATTAGAGCATGTATTCTTTACGGTATTATCTTGTGATATGTCTAGATAACCGAGTATTAAAGGACGTATGTAATATCTTCTTGACAAAACGTATACAGACGGCACTCCGTTGGTGACAGAGCCTTTCCACTCAAAACAAGAGTCATAGTCAAAATCGTTATAAGCAAGTTTTTCATATAGCTCACTCAGTTTGTTATTTTTAGCTTTGCCGTAATCGAGCTCACTTCTGTCTGCCTTAAGACTCCTTGCAATATCTAAAGCCTGCCCTTGAGCGTGGGCAGCGTCGTTTGCGGTGACTGCGATCCTTATCGACTTAGATTCTTTTTCGATGTAAAGGCTGTAGCGAGTCAGCGTCATTCAATAAAAAAGGGGCATAGAAGACCTATACCCCGATAGTTTATTGCAGCGAGAGAATCAGAGACCCAAAATTCTACGAGCTTCGGGGCCAATCTGACCGCCGGGTGCGCTTTGTGCGATTCGTTTCATATCTGCTTGAGATGCTCCGCGAGATTGAAGTGCTCTCACATCTTCCATACCAAAGCCTCCGCCACCAAAAGCACCGTAGTTGAAACCGGAACCATCTCCTTTGCCTAAACCATAACCAGTAACAGGCGTGGCACTAGGACCGCTTGGGCGGCTGTATTCAACAGGAGCGGGAGGGGGAGAAGCAGGGACAGAAATTCCGAATCTTGCGGCTGCTTCGGGACCGACGTTTGGAGCTTGTTGAGCAAGTTTTTTCATGTCCGCTTCACTGACGCCTCGTGCTTCAAGAGCTTCGACGTCTTTCATACCGAAACCGGTGCCACCGAATTCGGAGTAATCGAAGACTCCCGGCGTGGTGCTGACATACCCCTCGATGCCCAGTTTTTTCTGTGCATCAGGTCCAATGTTGTAGAGGTTAGCTTTATTTTCCATGACATATTTTTTAATGCTTTCGGGGTCATACCCTGCATCAATTGCAGCGTTGTAATCTTTCATGCCGAATCCTTTCAGACCGATATCTTCGATACCAACACCACCAACAGCCCCAAAATATTCCTTCAGCACTGGATCTTCTTCTTCGACTTGCTCTTCTAACTCTTTAATCGGAGGAGCGGGAAGGTTGATATTAATTTCACTTGGTAGTTGAACTTGTGCCGAGCGTGGCAACAACTGTAATCTGGTTGTTTCACCAGTTACTGGCTGCGGACGCATGTAAAGACCACCGCCTTTTCCTTTAGTGGTTTTCTCAAACTCAACTCCTGGAGCAAAATCGCTCAGAGCCTCGTCATCTTCCTCGAATAATCCTGCTAAGTCGAGTCCAAAAATACCACCAGCTTTCCGCAGAGCTGATTGCATCGGCTTACCGTAACGGAGAGCGGTCATGCTCAATTCTGATTACATATACTTCAATTTAGCTTACTTTCAGCCAATAGCGACTGATATTAAATCCAGGACCGACTACACCTTTTAAAGTCCTGGATACACGCTGTGCTTCTTCAAAATCTTTAAAACGCTTAGCTTTTTCTCTGTTCTTTGTGTAAGCGCACAAAAGTTTCTTTTTTACGTTTAAGCAGTCTGAAACATACTCGTCACCGCGAGCGATCACCCATACTTCTCGGAAGCTGAGAAGTGGCATACTACTGCGTTGCTCATCTGTATACAATCTTCCTGTTAACTTACACTCTGATTTACTATCTGTCTTTTTAATTTTTTGTGTTTTAACGTTTACAGTTTTTACACCGACCGATTCTTTGATTAAACCGTCTTCTTTTAGTGTTTTGTTTAAGCGACGCGCAGCGTTCGCCGCGACCAAAGGTTTGTCGTAATACTCTTTGGTCATAATCATGCATTTGTCAGTCTTAACGCAACCGACATAACCGCTGTCAGTTTTAGCGGTGAAGACTTCACGCGCCTCGTCTTCAGGGAGCCAGACAGTAATGAGTTTCATTTTTCAGCCCAAGAGTCGCCGACGTTGGCGTCGCATTTAACGGGAACTTTAGTCAAAACAGACTCAGCTGCAAGTCGCATTTCCCGCTCCAAAACTTCTTTGTAGTGCTCTGCTTTGTCATCAACTGCTTCGAAGATCAATTCATCATGCACCGTGGCAATAGGACGGAAATCCTCATTGACGAACTTACCCAAACGAGCGATGGCGAGTTTCAGAATGTCTGCTCCTGCTCCTTGAATCAAGGTGTTAGCGCAAGTTGTCATGGCTGCGTCGTCATAACTGAGAAGACGACGGCGACCGATTGGAGTTCGAACGTATGTCCATCCGTCTTGCACCATCGCATTGCGTTCGCGATGCCACTCCTTCAAACGAGGGTAAGCCCTGTGGAAACCAGAGTGAGCAACTTTCGCCTCAGAGAGTGAAATGATGTTACCTGAACTAGCAGCATATGTTTTGTATTTCTTGAAACCCATCCCATAGAGCAACGCAAAGTTCAAAGTCTTTCCCATCTGACGTTGAGACTTCTCCACTTCGTCGATTGGCACATGGTAAATAAGACTTGCCGTCAAAGAGTGGAGGTCAGCTCCGTCTTGGAATGCCTCGATCATTTGAGGGATCTTGATGAGCTCAGCTGCAAGACGTAACTCGATCTGTGAGTAGTCAGCGATAACGAATTTGAAACCCTTTGTCGGGACAAAACATTCTCTGAACTCTTTATCTCTCGGTACTTGCTGGATGTTGATTCCCCACAATTCCTTTTTCTTGTTTCCCGTTACTCGTTTCGCTCCGGAACTTGTGAACCGTCCGCTGTTAGCTCCGTAAGAGTTGTATCCACTGTGCATTCGAGAAGACACAGGGTTGATGTTGATAAGAATTTTTTCGACGTGCGCTAGGGCTGTCTCAAGCTTGGTTCTCTTCCTTAGAAGATTTAAAGTTTCGTCGTCGCTATCGAATTCACTCAGTGCAACCTGAGACAACGTTTGTTTTCCAGTTCTTGCGTCAACTGGTAAAGCAGTGCCGATCTGATTGAAGCATCGGACACATTGTGCATTAGATCCAGGATTGAACTCCTTTTTGGCGTTCTTTCCAATGGCGATAGACCCATCCGCCCTTCGTGGGAGCTTGAAGTCATCTTCGAGACGATTATCAAGGGACTCACAAAATAATCTAGTAGCTGTGTCAAGCTCCTGCTGCTTTAGATGTTGTAGAGCTTTCACTTTACTGACATCAACACCGAAACCATAGTGACACATAAGTGCCACAGGGCGGATGACTTGACTCTCGAGAGTGTAGACCTCAAGCAGGTTTTCAGCGGCGAGTTCGTTTAGCTGAAGCGCAGCGATTTGAGGAAGAATATCTACGTCTCTGGCTGCGTATTCAATTTGATCTAAAGACAATTCATCTGCGCTCCAGTCCGATACCTGTTGTTCTTTGGAGATCTCGATTTCTAATCTTCTTTCTACGACTGCTTTGAGAGAACAGCTGACGTCTCCGAAAAATACCTTTTCAGTTTTAGGGCTTACTTTCTTTTCTTTGAACCCTGCACGTAAGCATCTTTCTGCAATGAATGTGTCGAAAATCTTTTTCTTGTAGTCGATGCCGAGCTTCAGAAAGAACTGAAGATCAAAGTTCGCGTTGTGGAAAAGCAACATCGAACGTGACTCGATGAGTGCTTTAAGTCCGTCTGTGTCTTTGCACTTGAAGAAATCGATTACATAAATAGTTCTGTCTTCGACGTCTTCCTGGGTTGTACAAAGCTGGAGAAGTCTTGGCTCGTGAACCCGAGCATCTAATCCAGTGGTCTCGAAGTCAGCGCAAAGTTTTGGGATTGTCCAAAGTTCAGCCAGGGCTGCTTCAAGTTCTGGACGTGTGGTGATGTACTTGACGTTCATTGCATTAAAAAAGGACCGCTTAATTCGCGGTCCCTTGAGCTTAGCCCGACTTTCTTCAGGCT